TAAAAACTAAAACAAAATGGCTGGAACATTAGCAACAAGTCCAGGTGTAAACATTACACCATCATCAGTTAAAGCGGCATTGCCGACTAACTACATTACAAACTTTGATTTCTTAAATCAATACTTACCTGACACTTACGAACAAGATTTCGAGCGTTACGGTAATAGAACAATGGCATCTTTCTTAAGAAATGTGTCTGCTGAAATCCCAACGACATCTGACCTTATTAAATGGAACGAGCAAGGGCGTTTACATACTAAATACACTGCTGTAGTTCCTGACTCTGCTATCACTACTGATACTGCGTTATTTTCTATCGCTGGTGCAACTGCGTGTGTATTCCGTAAAAACCAAACAGTTTTCTTAGTATCTGAATCTACTACTGCTGCGGCAAAAGCTATTATTTCAGGTGTTGGTACTGCTGATGGTTTAGCTGATGACCAACAGTTCCAAGTTAAGTTTTATGAAGCGGCTGGTTCTCCATTCGTTCAAACTACTGAAACTGTAACTGCATTCGTTTATGGTTCTGAGTTCAAGAAAGGATCTAACGGAATGGAAGGTTCTTTAGAGGCTGACGTTGATATTTTCTCTACTAAACCAATTATCATCAAAGATAAGTACGCTGTTTCTGGTTCAGATATGGCTCAAATCGGATGGGTAGAAGTAGAAGGTGATAACGGAATGGGGTACTTATGGTACTTAAAGTCTGAGCATGAGACTCGTCAACGTTTCGAGGATTACTTAGAAATGGCAATGATTGAGGCTGTACCTGCTGAGAATGGTTCTGCTGCTGAAGCTTATTTATCTTCTAACACTGGTGGTGGTAACGCTGGTACTGAAGGTTTATTTGAATCTATTGAGACAAGAGGTAACGTATGGTCAGGTGGTAACCCATCTACACTTGCTGACTTCGACTTAGTAGTTGACCGTTTAGATAAGCAAGGAGCTATCGCTGAGAATGTATTGTTCCAAAACAGACAGTTTTCTTTTGATACTGACGATATGTTAGGTGACTTAAGTTCAGCTACAGGTACTTCTTATGGTATGTTTGACAACAACAAAGAGATGGCGTTAAACTTAGGGTTCACAGGATTCAGAAGAGGTTACGACTTCTACAAAACTGACTGGAAATACCTTAACGATGCTGCTTTAAGAGGTGGTTTAACTGCTGGTAAAGTAAATGGTGTATTAGTACCTGCTGGAACTACTTCTGTTTATGACGAAGTAATGGGTTCTAAGGTTAAGAGACCATTCTTACACGTACGTTACAAATCATCTGCACAAGAAGATCGTAAGTTAAAAACTTGGATTACTGGTTCAGCTGGTGGAGCATCTAATACTGATGAAGATGCAATGAATGTTCACTTCTTATCTGAGAGAGCATTATGTACATTAGGAGCTAATAACTTCTTTATCTTTAAAGGATAGAATATAAAGAGAGGGGGGTTTAAAAAGTCTCCCTCTTATTTTTTTTTAAATTCAAATTAAAATTCAAATGAAAAAACAATCACAACAAAAAGACAGAACTTACCTATTGAAAGGTAAATCACCATTAAGTTTATCTATTGCATCAAGAGATTCAGCTAGATTTAGATTATTGTACCACGATACAGAAGCTAATGAAGGTAGGGGAGCTAACAGAGCATTAAGATATGCTAAAAATCAAAACTCTCCATTCCAAGATGAGCAAGATGACACAGCTATATTAGAACCTATTGTATTTGAGGATGGTAAATTATTTGTACCAAAAACAAATCCAGTATTACAAGAATTTTTAAGTTACCACCCAGGGAACGTTGAAAACGGTGGAACTGAATTTTATGAGTTTGACCCTGAGAAGGTTGCTCAAGAAAACATTGAGAATTTAAACTTAGAGGTTGATGCACTTATTGCTGCTAGATCAATGGACTTAAACACTATGAAATCAATAGGTAGAGTTCATTTGAATGGTAATGTAGATAAGATGACTTCTTCTGAGTTAAAACATGATATATTACTTTTCGCTAAACAGAATCCTGTAGAGTTCTTGGAAGCTATTGATGATCCAGAGCTAAACGTTAGTAATATTGCTTCAAGAGCAATGTCTGAGGGATATGTTCAGTTAAGAGGTGGTAAAGACTTATTTTACGCACTTCCAGACAATAAGAAGAAGATTATGACTATACCTTTTGGTCAAAAACCTGAAGATGCTTTATCTGAATGGTTGCATTCTGACAAGGGTAAAGATTTCTTCGTATTCTTATCTGAAAAGTTAGAAGATTAATTACTATATTTGCACTTTATTAATAACCAAAAATTTTTACACAATGGCACAATTTTTATCAATCCCTGTAACTTCAGAAGGGAATCAATTAATTTCAGCGAGAAACGTATTGTTGGTTGAACAAGCTTCAACAACAACTGTAACAGTAACTTATGCTTCAGGTTCTACAGGAGCTGACGTTCTTACTATTACTCACGCTACACAAGCAAGTGGTTACGAAATGAGAGATGTTATTCAAAACGCTCTAATTAGTGCTCACGACAAAAAAAACAAGCCCAGATGTTATCATTGAGGTAACACCAACAAAAGCTGTATCTGGTATTGCAATAGCATAATCGTTTTTCTTTCATAGCTTAAAGGGGCACTGCATTTTTGTAGTGCCTTTTTTATTATCTTTGTATTTAAAATATTACACATGATAAATAACGTAAGGAATACAGTTTTATCTATAATCAGCAAAGACAATAGAGGATATATAACTCCAGAAGAATTTAACCAATTTGCAACACAGGCACAGTTGGAGATATTTGAGAAATACTTCTATGATTATAGTGTTGCTTTAAATGCTCAGAACAATGGTAGAGTTTACACAGTTGTATCTCATGGTTCTGGATATTCAGATATTCCTGCAAGATTAGCTGAAGTAATTGATAGCTTTGTTACAAGTAATGTATTACATTATAATGGTGCTACTTTGAAGTTTTATAAACCAGGTGAAGATCCTGCGTTTCCCAATGAAGATTTAGCTTATAAGATTGATAGGGTTATATACAACGACACTGTAGAGGTTGAGAAGGTAGATAGACATAGAATGATAAATATGACTAATAGTTTGGTTGCACCATCTGTTCTTTACCCAGTATATACTCTTGACAATCAAGGTTTAAAGGTTTATCCATCTACTATTGTAAATAATTGTATTGTAGAGTACATAAGGTATCCTAAGACTCCGAAATGGACATATACTTCATTATCAGGAGGAGAGCCTTTATTCAATCAGTCGGCATCAGATTACCAAGACTTTGAGTTACCAGAGAACGATGAGACTAATCTAATAATAAAGATTTTACAATATGCAGGTGTTTCAATTAGAGAGCCTGAAGTTGTTGCTATGGCTAAACAAGACGAATTACAAAATAACGCAGAAAAGAAATAATTAGATGGCATATATAACTCCGTATCAGTATTATACAAATGGTGGTGTTACACCTACAGATGATAATTGTGGATCTTACCAATATGTATCTCTTGATGAGATAATGAATAATTTTTTACTAATGTATGTTGGTAACGACAAGCAATTAAATAATGTGAAAAGACATGAGGTTTTATTCCATGCTAAACAAGCTATCAAAGGGCTTAGTTATGATGCAATGCGTAATAACAAGACAGTTGAATTATTTGTTGGTGATGACCTTAAATTTATACTACCACATGACTACGTTGACTATATTCGTATATCGCTGTATGTTAATGGTGTACTAAGACCACTTACTGAGAATAGGAGAGCTAACTCAGCACAAG